GACGAAGTGGTTGCGGCGCTCAAGGCCGGACAGCGACCGTGGTTCAACGAGCTTGCGCCCTTGAACGTGAACGAGCGCGTGTTCGTGATGACCCAGATCTGCAAGTACTTCTTCCCTGAGATGACCGGCGAGAACGAGATCAAGGCCGTGAAGATGCTGGGAAAACTCTACGGCGTGAAGCGCACGACGCGCATGGAGCGACGCTATGCCCATTGAATTTCGGGACTTCACGATTGGCGGCGAACGTTCCGGCGTGCCGGAAAAATTGCCGGACAACAAGGAGCGTCGCTGGTGGATGCTCAAGGGTTCCGACGCTGCCGACGTGATCAGCGGGACGTTGAACCTGATCCGCGATGCTCAGTCGTTCCGGGCGACGCAGTGGATCGTGAGCGCGCGTCTGTACGGCAACCTGGCGCCGACGACGCTGGCGGGCGTCTCGTTCAGCAAGATTGCGGCGCAGCAGCCGGCGCTGCGTGATCGCATCTCGTACAACCTTGTGCAGAGCGTTGTGGATACTGTGTGCGCCAAGGTGACGCGCAACCGTCCCAAGCCGCTGTTTCTCACCAGTGGCGGCGACTACAAGAAGCAGCGTGAAGCCAAGAAGATGAACGCTTTTCTTGATGGCGTGTTCTACGAGAACTCGACGCACGACATCGGCATGCAGGTGTTCCGCGATGCGGCGGTGTGGGGCGACGGCTTCATCCATGTCTTTGCCAAGGGCGACCGCGTCTGCCACGAGCGCGTGATGTCCAGCGAGATCTTCGTCGACGACGTGGAGTCGCTGTACGGCCAGCCGCGCCAGATGCACCGCGTGAAGCAGGTGGACCGTCAGGTGCTGTTCGACATGTTCCCTGATGACGCGGACGTGATTGGCGGCGCCAAGCCCTCGAGGACGGAGGAGGCCGGCCGCAGCATCGTGGCCGACATGATCACCGTGCGCGAGTCGTGGCACTTGCCGAGTGGCCCTGGCGCGGATGACGGCAAGCACTGCATCACGATTGACGGCGCGGTGCTGGGCGAGATGGAGCCTTGGCCGCACTCGTTCTTCCCGTTTGCCCGCTGCCAGTGGTCGCCGCGTCTGTACGGCTACTGGGGCCAGGGTCTGGCGGAGCAGCTTCAGAACATCCAGTTGGAGATCAACAAGCTGCTGTGGGTAATCCAGCGCAGCTTCCACCTCGCCGGCTCGTTCAAGGTGTTCATTGAGAACGGCAGCAAGGTGGTGAAGGAGCATCTGAACAACGACGTGGGCAGCATCATCAACTACACCGGGACGCCGCCGCAGTATGTGGTTCCGCCGATTGTGGCGCCCGAGGTGTTCAGCCACCTCCAAAACCTCATCAACAAGGGTTATGAGCAGGCCGGCGTGTCGCAGCTTGCAGCGTCGTCGCTGAAGCCCGAAGGCTTGAACAGCGGTCGCGCCATTCGCGAGTACAACGACATCCAGACGGATCGCCTGCACGTTCCAGCCAAGAGCTACGAGCAGATGTTCATGGACGTGGCGCGGCTGTCGATTGAGGTCGTGAAGATGATCGCCGCCGAGGACAAGGGCTATGAGGTCCGCGTCCCCGGTCGCAAGGCGGTCCAGACGATTGAGTGGAAGGACATCAAGCTGTCCGACGAGGACTATGTGATGCAGTGCTACCCCGTGTCGTCGCTGCCGAGCGACCCTGCGGGGCGGTTGCAGACGATCCAAGAGTACGCGCAGGCGGGTTTCCTGTCGCCGCGCCAGGCTCGTCGGTTGCTCGACTTCCCTGATCTTGACCAGGTGGAGAGCCTTGCTAACGCGGAAGAGGACTATTTGACGATGGTCTTCGACAAGATCGTGGACGAGGGCGACTACACCTCGCCGGACCCGCTGGACGACTTGCAGTTGTCGAAGCAGTTGTGCCTTGAGTACTACGCCAAGGGAAAGGCGAACAACCTGCGCGAGGACCGGCTGGAGTTGCTGCGTCGCTACCTCGAGCAGATCAACGAGATTGAGCAGGCGATGATGCCGCCGCCTCCGATGCTTCCGATGCCGGGAGCGACCGGAGCGCCGCTGGCGCCGCCGATGCCAATGCAGGCTAGCGATCTTGTACCGAATGTCCCGGTACAGTAACCAAGGAGTGACGCATGGGAGTTGAAGGAGTGATGACGAACATGACCACTGGTACGGTGGGTGGTCCGGTGCCGACGCCTACGGCGGCAGAGGTGCTTGCACCGCAGCAGGAGACCGCGCCGGTTGAGACGCCCGCGCCTGTGGAGGAAAAGCCTGCGCCGCCAAAGGCAGATCGCTTTGCGATGCTGGCTCGCAAGGAGCAGGATCTTTACCGCAAGCAGCAGGCGGTGAAGCAGCAGCAGGCGGCTATCGCGGCTCAGGCCGAGCAGATCCGCGCGTTTGAGCAGGCCAAGAAGCAGGCTCTGCTGAATCCGCTGGATGCGTTGAAGCAGCTTGGCCTGACCTACGAACAGTTGACGGAGTATGTTCTGAACGACAACAAGCCGACGCCGAATGCCGAGGTGCAGTCGGTGCGTCAGGAGCTTGAGGAGTTCAAGCGCCAGGCTCGCGAGGAGCAGGAGCGCATTCTGGAGCAGCAGCGGGAGATGCAGACCCGCGAGCAGCAGCAGATCATTGAGCAGTTCCGCTCTGAGGTGAATGAGTACGTTGAACAGCACGCTGAGAATTATGAGTTGACAAACCTTTACGGTGGTGCTCACCTTGTATCTGAGGTTATCGAAGAGCATTTCCGCCAGACCCAAAAGCTGCTGACGATTCCGGAAGCGGCGAAGCTGGTGGAGGAGCACTACGAAGACCTTGCTCGCAAGAGCCTAGCGACCAAGAAGTTTGCAGTGACACAGCAAAAAGCGGCCTCACCGCAGGAGACGGTGGCGGCGCCGGCACCCAGGATGGGTCCGACGCTTTCCAACGACCTGACGGCGAGTGTGGCAGCGAGCCCGAAGTCACAGCGCACGGACGCTGATCGGATCGCGGCAGCACTTGCTCGGCTTGAGGGACGGTAACCGCGCGAACGGCAGCGACGCTAGAACGCACCCTTTCACAACCGACTGCTAACTCTCCGCTGGTAGCGCATGGCGCGCTCGACGCGGATTTGCGGACGCGCAATGTCGCGTAGTCCGCGCAAGGACGGCTATGCCCTCGACGTATCCTGGCCCCGGTACTGTTCCGACTCCGAACCTGAACCAGCAGAACGGCCCCTCGTTCTCGTTCGACCTTGGCGCTGCTAACGCGGCTCTCAAGGAGCTCTACGACGACCAGAAGATCGCGAACCTGGTCTACAAGAACAACCCGTTCCTCGCGATGGTTCCGAAGATGGAGGAATTCGGCGGTAAGTACATGCCGATCCCCCTGATCGTGAACACCTCGCAGGGCCGCAGCGCGACCTTCAGCAACGCGCAGGGCAACCAGACCGCCGCCACGGTGGAGTCGTTCGCCCTGACCCGCGTTGCCAACTACAGCATCGCGCAGATCGACAACCAGACGATGCTCGCCAGCAAGACCGACAAGATGGCGTTCATCAACGGCGCGACCGTGGTGATTGACGGCGCGATCCGCGCTCTGACCAACTCGCTTGCCACGCAGATCTTCCGCAGCGGCACCGGCGCTCTTGCCACCATCGGCGCGTGGAACTCGGTGACCGGCGTCGTGACGCTGTCGAACCCTTCCGACATCACGGCGTTTGAAGTCAACATGACGGTGGAGACGCGCTCGCCCGCGTCGCCGTACCCGGTGACCAGCAGCGCTCAGGCGTACATCGTTGCCGTGAACCGCACCGCTGGCACCTTCACGGTGTCCGGCTCGATGGGCGGCACGCCTGGTTTTGCCTGGGGCCCCAGCGTTGGCGACACCGTTAACATCGTGGGCGACTTCAACCTCGCGCTCAAGGGTCTTGGCGCGTGGATTCCGACCGTTGCTCCGACGACCGGCGACAACTTCTTCAGCGTTGATCGCAGCATTGATCCGACCCGTCTTGCCGGTGTGCGCTTCAACGGCTCGTCGGAGAGCATCGAAGAGGCCGTGATCGACGCCTCGCTCCTCGTCGCTCGTGAAGGCGGCACGCCGGACGTGTGCATCATGAACTTCGCCTCCTACGCCGCGCTCGAGAAGTCGCTCGGCGCCAAGGCGCAGTACATCTCGTTCGACGGGCCGGCGAAGCTCTACTACCCCGGCATCCTGATCAACGGCGCCGCTGGGCAGATCAAGGTCTTCCCTGACCGCTCCTGCCCCGCCAAGACCGCGTACCTCCTCCAGATGGACACCTGGAAGCTGTACTCGCTCGGGCCGGCGCCCCACATCGCCAAGTACGCGGACGGGCTTGAGATGCTCCGCGTGTACAACAGCGACGCCGCTGAGCTCCGCGTCGTCAGCTACGCCAACCTCGGCTGCAACGCCCCCGGCTTCAACGCCGTCGTGCAGCTCGGCGCCTAACAACTCACTAGGCAAGGGGCGGCTCTGGCGTTCGCTGGAGTCGCCCTTTGTCCTAACAGGAGGCCAACATGGCTAACCGTACTTACAACCAGTTCGCAGGCACGCTTGAGCGCAAGGTCGTCAAGCTGTTCGCCAAGATCAGCATGGTCGCTGGCTCTCCCGTGCTGGTTACCAGCGAGGTGCTGAACAGTGGCACGTCGCCGGTCACCATCAACCCGTCGCAGGGTTTTGAGTCGCTTTCCAGCGCGGGCGCCGGCCTGATCACGCTGGTGCTGGGAGCGAACAACGGCGGCGTTCCGACCTACGACCCGT